CTGAGGCCTGTTGCCGATTATTTATTGAGAACGAGGTGAGAACGATAGAAAAAGACATCGAACGGTGGTTAGGAAATCAACTCAAAAAACTGGGGTGTATATATATGAAATTCGTGTCACCTGGAAATGACGGTGTCCCTGATCGGATTATTGTACTTCCAGGAGGCGGTGTCATATTCGTCGAACTAAAGGATACAACAGGAACGCTAATGGCTAACCAACGGGTACAGATTTCACGATTACGAAAGCAAGGCGCTTTGGTGTTTGTAGTAACCGGGATGCTTGATGCCAAGTTATTTGTTGAAGATATAGAAAGGGCGATTCATGGACTTTCATCCGCACGAGTATCAAAGCATTGCAATACAACGAATCATTGATAACACCCACTACGGATTGTTACTGGATATGGGGTTAGGTAAGACCATATCTACCCTTATTGCGATTGAACGGCTTATGTATGATTACTTTGACATTAAAAAAGTATTACTCATCGCACCTAAGAAGGTAGCTGAATCTACATGGGCCCAAGAATCGCAAAAATGGAGTGCTACAAGACGTTTGACGGTGGCTAAGGTGTTAGGTTCCGAGAAGGAACGTATACAGGCCTTAGAGAGTGAATCTGACGTTTATGTGATAAATCGTGAAAACGTGCAATGGTTATATGAGTACTACCATAAGAAGAAGTCGTTCCCTTTCGATATGTTAGTTATCGATGAGAGTTCTTCGTTTAAGAACCCACAGGCTAAACGGTTTAAGGCGATACGAAAACTCCGTCCATTGTTTAAGCGTATCGTCATACTAACAGGTACACCGGCACCGAATACCTTAATGGATATTTGGGCACAGATGTACTTACTAGATGGCGGGGACCGATTAGGTAAAACGCTTACCGAATATCGCACCCGATACTTTACACCGGATAAAACAAATGGACATGTCGTGTATAGCTACCGACTACTGCCTGGCGGTGATAAGGCGATATTCAGCAAGATGCAGGATATCTGTATGAGTCTAAAAGCGAAAGATTATCTTACTTTACCTGAGCGTATCGAGAATGTCATCACAGTAGAGATGAGCCCTAAAGAATGGGAACTCTATAAACAGATGGAACGTGAGCACGTGCTTAGCTTAGTCGGTGATGACGATGTGAGCGCACTCAATGCAGCATCCCTAGCCGGCAAGTTATTACAACTGGCCAACGGTTCTATCTATAATGACGAGGGAAATATTGTAGTCGTCCATAACGAGAAGATTGAACGATTGAAAGAATTGGTAGAGACGAACGAAGGAAAACCGATATTAGTGTTCTACAACTTTAAACATGACCTTCAATCAATTAAAGAGGCTTTTCCGAAAGCTGTGGAATTAAAGACCGATGATGATGTAGCCGAGTGGAATAAAGGTAATATCCAAATGCTATTAGCACATCCCGCATCAGCCGGGTACGGATTAAACTTACAAGCCGGTGGCAATATCATCGTATGGTATGGGCTAACGTGGAGTCTCGAACAGTATCAACAAGCTAATGCGAGACTGCACAGGCAAGGGCAAACACAGCCTGTGATTATCCACCACCTAGTAACAAAGGGCACGATGGACGAGCAAGTCATGAAAGCCCTAGAGCGTAAAGAAGCGGGGCAGGACGCCCTCTTAGAAGCTATTAAGTATCGTAAAGAATTGTATAAGGAGTAAGACTATGCAAAAGAAATGTAGACGATGTGGTGACACATTCACAGTAAAAACACACGAGGATTACTGCCCCGAGTGTGAGAAAGTTATGACACCTCCTGGCGCAGGCGTTAGTAAAGAGTTAACCTGTGAGGGATGTGGCGTAACCTTTACCCACAAAAAAGAAAAGGCGCAAGGTCGTTGGCCTAAATATTGTCCGGAGTGTTTACCTAAATACTCTAAGGTACCTAAGAAGAAGGAAGTAGTAGATGTGACTCTTGCGAATATGGCAGCTAAAAGGAAAGAAGTAGCCGTGACTCTTGCAAATATGGTAGCCAATACGCTTGAGGAGCCTGAAGTTAAGGTCGTTGAAGAAGATGTTATTAACCATCCTTCACACTACACACGCGGTAAGATTGAGGTTATCGATTTTATCGAGGATCAACAGCTTCCATACCATCTAGGTAATGTTATCAAGTACATCGCAAGAGCAGGGTATAAAGGTGATAAACTTGAAGACCTAAAAAAAGCACGGTGGTACTTAGACCGGTACATCAATGAGGTAATGCAGCATGAGTGACTATAAAGAAAAGGCATCGGCGTATCTGCAAGATATAAAGATGATAGCCATTCGAATTCAATCACTACGGCAGGATATTCGTAAACTGCAGTATGATATCATCACCTTATCGGCGATTGATTATTCCAAAGACCGAGTATCGGGCGGAGCGACTCCAGTGGGGCTTGAGAGCGATGTGGCAAGACTTGTTGATACGGTAGATGCCAAAAAACGGGAGATAGCAAAGCTTATTGCAAAAAGGGAAGAAGCAAGGGCTTTAATTGAAAAGATAGAATGTATACCAGGGCGTATTATATTGTCGCAAGAATACATTAACGGGGCATTTCCTAAAAAAGTACAAGCGATGATATATTACGAAAAAAGTAGTTACTTCAATTTAAAAAATAAAGCGTTGAACGAATTAGGGGAACTCCTCTCATAGTGGAGTATTTTGGAGTGTTTTGGAGTACTTTGGACTTAAATGAACCTACTTGACATAGTATAATGTAGTTGTGAAAGGTGTCATTAGTCATCTAACACAAATCCTCTCTTATACACAACTCAGCAAAAAGCACGGTGATGACGACCGTGCTTTTTGTTGTATGTAGCATTGTAAATACAGGGGCCCGTATTTATGATGTAGGCGATCGCGTAAGCTAAGGAGAGGGAATATGTAAAAATGAAATTTACCGCACAATGAAACCAGGGCGAGCCGAATTTGTCCACAGAATAATACTAAGCTTATACATTATGAGCTTGCCCTGTATCGTTGTACGCTGACATCTGATGACTAGAACTAGTAGTCCTCCAATAACTATATAGCCTAACAACAACCAACTAGTCATCGGATTTGAGCGTACAAATGTATTAAAGGTGAAAAGGTATGAGCACAGAAGTCAAATGCATTAAACGTAAATGCCTTAATAACAAAAACGGCGTTTGCACAGCACAACTAATTGAATATGATGGACTGTGTCAAACTTATATCACACATGACCAAGCACATAAAAGTAATTGTGGATTATGCACTCGTTCGCACGTCCGATTTAAGAGAAACAGCCGTGATGTATTAAGATAGCTTTTGGGGCAGTACCCGCGCTAAATAATAAAAATAAATTTAAAAAATTACACGTTTCGTTGAATTTTTGTGTAATTTTTTTTGTGGGTCCTTCTGGAGGAAATTGAAAGCGTGCGGTGGCCGAGACCCCAAAAATTGCCTAGATTTTAATTTTTTTATGACCTTGCTAGTGATACAGGTAATGAAAGGAGGCTGATTGATAAGTGAAAATTACAGATGATTTGAAAACGGCAACGGCCTCGCAGTCAAACCTGGCAAAAGCACTTGGACTCTCGCGTCAACGTGTTTTGCAACTGCTCCAAGAAGGGGTTTTAGCTACCGATGAAAAGAATAATATCCTGGTTATCAAATCCGTTATCAATTATGTCAAATATAAGGGTCAATCCTCTGCTGAAGAGGTAAGTAGTTCCGATGATGCGGTATTCGAGGTTGAAAAGGCCAAGAATGAACGCGCAAAACGCAAGATCGCTGAGTTGAAACTAGCCAAAATGAACGGCGAGGTGTACTCAGCAGATACTGTAGAACAGGTTATGACAGAAATGCTTGTCAATTTGCGTACACAATTGTTAGGATTGCCAACTAAATTGGCACCACAGTTACAAAATATAACAAAAGAGGAAGCATATAACCTGTTAACACAAGAAATTGAGGACAAATTATCAGAATTAAGTGAATATACGCCGTCATTATTCATGAATAGTGATGAATTAGACGATGATAAAGCGCCAAATTAGGCGCTTTTTTAATGCAAAAAAGGAGGTGATAGCATGAAAACGGCAAAAGAATTGTGGCAATATGTTTCTAAAATGGGCCTGAAACCACTACCAAAAACCAGTGTTAGTCAATGGGCTGACGAATATCGCATGCTATCACAAGGCCTTTCTGCTGAACCAGGGCGGTGGAAAACAAGTAGAGCCCCTTATCAAAAAGAGATAATGGATGCTTTCACGCGACCTGGTATCAATCGAGTAGTTGTTAAGTCAGCGTCACAGGTAGGGAAGTCGGACATAATGAATAATGTCCTAGGGAGATACGCTCACCTTGACCCATGCGCGGTCATGATGATTCAACCGACTATTGAATTGGCTCAAGATTATTCAAAGTCTCGTATCTCTCCGATGATCCGTGATACGAAAGTACTATCACAAGTATTCTACGAAACGAAATCAGAGGACGGCTCCAAGACAAGAGATGGCAAGAATACAATCTTATCTAAGTTATTCCCTGGTGGTCGTCTTATCATGTGTGGTGCAAACAGTCCAGCAGGATTGGCATCACGTCCTGTACGTGTGCTACTAGCGGACGAAGTAGACCGTTTCCCAGATAGCGCTGGCACAGAAGGTGATCCAGTAGACCTTGCTGCCAAACGTATGACAACGTTCTGGAATAGGGTAATGGGATTATTCTCTACGCCAACGAATGAAGGTAGCTCACGAATCGATGTAGAGTATCAAACAGGTACGCAAGAAGAGTGGCAACATGAGTGTCCTAATTGTGGTGAGTACCATTTGATACGACATATTGAGATGGAATGCGAAACAGAGGAACATAAGGACGCAAAAGGTCGGAAGATTGTTATAGTTAGCGATGTGAAATGGCGATGTCCTGATTGCGGATCGGCATTCACTGAAGACGAGATGCGAAAAGTTCCTCAAAAGTACATTCCTAAAAACCCTGCTGCGCTGCATAATGGCATACGCAGTTTTTTTGTAAATGGATTCACCTCGCCCTGGCTAACTTGGAATGACATCATGAGGGAATGGTTAGAGGCTAAAGGCGACCCTACTCGTGAAAAGGTAGTTATGAATACTCGATTTGGAGAATCCTATGCACAACAAGGTGCCTTTGAAGACTATCAACAATTCATTAGGCGCCGTGAAAAGTACGGCGCAGACCTTCCTGATGGTGTATTACTGCTAACCGGTGCCGTCGATACACAAGACAATCGGTTAGAGTATGAAATCACAGGTTGGGGATATGGTGAAGAATGTTGGGGCATCTGTAAGGGCGTTATCTTAGGTCAGCCTGATAATAAAGCAACATGGGATGCACTTGATGCGGTGCTTGATAAGGTATACCGATTTAAGAACGGCACAGGCCTTAAGGTAGCACGTGCTTTCATTGACTCAGGCGGTCACTACACTTCCAAAGTATATGAATATTGCGAAAAGAACTTCAGTAAGCAACGATTTGCCATCAAAGGTACGGCCGGAACACCTGGTATACCGTTAAATTATAAGATTGGTAAAGCTTCAGGAAGTAAGATTCCGCTTGTAATGCTAGGTGTTGACGATGGGAAACAACAGGTAATGAACCGGTTAGCTATCGATGAACCTGGCGCTAAATACTTTCATTTCCCGTTGGACGAAGAATTTCTAGGAACTAGAGGGTATGACGAGTTGTATTTCAAGGGGATTATTTCAGAACACAAGAAGAAAGTGAAACGTAAAGGCGTTATCCATGAAATATGGGAGCCTACGGCAGGAGTTCGTAACGAACCTTTGGACTTACGCGTATACAACTTAGCTTGTATGAACTCAATCCATCCTGATTGGGATAGATTGGCGGAAGTAGTCAAAGGCGGAGGCCATTCTACTACAACAGTGACTAATCCGCGGAAGAAACCAATGAGGAAACGCGTTCGTAGAGCTAGTAAGGTAGCAGATATTTAGGAGGATGTATGGCAACTAGTTATTCAAGAAAGCCAAGACTAATTGACGTGCGATTAGAATGGTACGTCAAAGCTGAGGAAGCGATATTGACTGGCCAAAGCTATACCATAGGAAATCGGACTCTTACAAGAGCAAATTTAGCAGAAGTAAGAAAAATGATTGATGATTTAGTGGCAAGAGGCGCTAAATTACCGGGTATGGATACAGATAATGGACGAGGAAACCGGTCAAAACGTGTTGTTTTTAGAGATTAGGAGGCTAAAATGGCGAGAAAAAACAAGAAATTCAGCGCTAAAATAGGCACTCCGAGGGCTCAAAATAGCGGATATAGTGAGGGCGGTGCCTCTCATAATAACAAATCTTTAAAGGGATATAACCCTAAAAAACTAGGTTATAAGGCCGATATCGGTGCGAATTTATCAACTTTACGTGATAGATCTGCAGATTTAGCTATTAATACGCCAGTCGGCACAGCTGCAATCAATACAAGCACCACTCATACAGTTGGTGCAGGCCTTAATGTATTCCCTAGACCTAAATTTCAAATCTTGGGGATATCTGCAGAGGACGCCAGAGCGTGGGCGCGTAAGGTTCGAGCTGAGTTCGACTTATGGGCAGACTCAAAAGACTGTGATATTTATCGCAAAAATAATTTGTACGATATGCAAAGTATCGCATATCAAGGGTATCTTACTGATGGTGATAGTTTTGCGGTATTTAGACGTAAACCAAGTACACCAGATATGCCATATACATTACGGCTTCAATTAATTGAAGGGAATAGAGTAAGCAACCCGCTCACTACTTCAACGTATACTACAGGCGACCCAACCGGAGTTGAGGCACTTAATTCAGATAACGGGAATCGCATATTGAATGGTGTGGAAATTGATACCGACGGTGCAATTGTAGCTTACTGGGTATCCAACCAAGTCCCTGGTGAGCCAATTACAAGCCTGTTGACTGCATGGGCAAGAGTCGAAGCATATGGAAAGCGTACTAGCATTCCGAATGTACTACAAATTAGTAATGATACTAGACCTGAGCAATATAGAGGGGTACCTTATTTAGCGCCAGTTATTGAAACGCTAAAGCAAGTGTATCGATACACAAATGCAGAACTTACATCTGCCATTATTAAATCGTACTTTGCATTATTCTTTACTGAAGCTGTTACTAACTCAGGATCGTTAAATGATATGTTGGCCGATAATGGCGTTGATGATCCAACAGAACCAGTAGTTGATGTATCAGAGTATAACTTAGGGCCGGGCACATTAAATGCCTTACCGAAAGGTGTGGATGTAAAGAGTGTGGATGCCTCCAACGCTCAATCTACTTTTGAAGTATTTAGTACTCAACTCATCAAACAAGTAGGTGCTGCACTTAACCAGCCCTACGAAGTATTGATGAAGAACTTCAACTCCTCGTATTCTGCAAGCCGTGCAGCAATGTTACAGGCTTGGGAAGAATATAAACTACGTCGCAAGTGGTTCGCTCGTGATTTCTGTCAGCCTATCTATGAGGTTTGGCTAATGGAAGCTGTAGCGAATGGCCGAATAGAGGCACCTGGTTTCTTTGATGATCCATTAATTCGAAAAGCATGGTGCAATGCTGATTGGTTTGGACCGACTATGTCCATCCTTGACCCAGTTAAGGATATGAATGGTAGTACACTTCGCGTTGAAAATGGAGTTTCTACTCGCGAACGTGAAGCGGCAGAAATGACAGGGACAGACCTTGAAGAAAACATTGCACAACTTGCATTTGAAAAGCAACTCATGGAGAAATACGGCATGGGGCTAGCTGATGCGGTAAATCCTTCCGTTGGCTCTAAATCTACAACGAAAGGAGGTGAAGAGGATGAATAAATTTTGGTCTGTTAAGAATTTTGTAAATCAAGATGGTACCGGTCAATCTGAATTGATTTTGTATGGTGATATTTCTGATACCTCTTGGTGGGGTGATGAAATTACACCTCGTGAATTTGCAAGTGATTTGGCTAGTTGTAATGGCAACGCCTTAACAATGCGTATCAACTCTGGGGGTGGTGACGTATTCGCGGCACAAGCTATCCACAATATGATCAAAGCCTATGCTGGAAAAGTAACAGCACACATTGATGGCTTATGCGCGAGTGCAGCTACAATTATTGCATGTGCGGCTGATAAGGTAATCATGCCAAGCAATGCCCTGTACATGATTCACAATCCATCTGTATTTCTAGGAGATAGCTTTGACGCAGACGGACTAACTAAAATGGCGAATTATTTGGAAAGCGTTAAACAAACCATTGCAAATGTTTATCTAAGTCGTAGCGATGTTTTGACGCCTGAGCAGATAAATACACTTATGGATGACGAAACGTGGCTTACAGCGGACGAGGCGAAGTCCTACGGTCTAATTGATGAAGTAGACACGGCGATTACTGATAAGGCTGTTATGAATGACGGGATGGTTATCGTTAACAAAGTATCTTGTAAATATTCGGCCAAAAATGAAGCCAAAATCAAACAATTTTTAAAACATAAGGAGAAACCTATGACTGAAAACCAATTCATGGCAAGCTTAAAAGGTTTGCTCGGTATTTCTACAAACGAACCTGCGGAAAATGCAGCAGTAACAGCAGAACGTGAACGCGTTGAAACCTTAAATGCACTAAAAGGGAACAATGAAGTTATCAATCGTTTAGTAGATGTGGCTGTTAAAGAAGGTAAAACTGTAGATGAAGTAACACCTTTCATCTCCGCCGTATCCGATATTCCTGTAACTGATAACAAAGTAGTCGACCAAATTCGACAATTGGTTATCGATCAAATGGAATCCGGTGCGGATGAAGTGGTACCTCAAGGTGCATCTACACCAGAAACCAATGATGCAGTAGCTAAAGCTAGTGCAATTGATGAAGTTGTAGCATTTGCAAATGCTAAGAAAGGCGGTAAATAATGGCGTATTTCGAACAAGTAAATGGCGTCGCAGCTGACTACCTATTAGGTGGTGGCGGTGTGCCTGTATTAACTCAAAATGTAAAAGCAGCAGTTGGTGAGTACAAACGTGGCCAAGTTCTTGAAAATAACTCTGGTACGTTCCAAAAAATTGCAAGTGGTAAACCTGCAGGTATCGTGGTAGCTGATACTACTACAACTGCTGATCACAATGTAGTGACTGTATATGTCTCCGGTCGCTTTAATCGTGAAGTATTGGTAGTTGACAAAGCTTACAAAATTAATGAACATGAAGCGGATTTTAAAGACGCTCACTTATTCTTAACTAGCATTAAATAGGGGGAACTATATAATGGCAATTGATTTCAAAGATACGTTATCTTTAATGCAAGCTGTAGAACGAATGAAAACTCCGGCAAGTTTCTTGCTTGATACTTTCTTCCCACAAGTTCCGGCAGTTGCAACTTCTAAAAAAATCGCAGTAGAAACTCGTAAACGTGGTCGTACTCTAGCACCTTTTGTGTCTCGTGGCGCATCTGGTGTAAATGTTAAACGTGCCGGCTCTAAAATTGCTTTATATGAAGCGCCTATGATGGGTCCTCGTACAGTAATTGATCCTGAGCAACTCGACCAACGTGCATTTGCGGAAAATATTGTATCCACAATGACACCTGCGCAACGTGCGGCACAAATGCAAGCTGAAGATTTGTCTTATTTGCAAGGCACAATCATCAATCGTAAAAACAAAATGGCGGCCGATTTGCTTACCACTGGTAAATGCAAAATCGAAGGTTATGCTGATGATGGCGCGACTGTTCTAACTGATGAAATTGATTTTGAATTTGAACAAGACATCACACCTACTACTGCATGGGACCAAGCTGGTGCCGATATTTATGGCGACTTGAAAATGGCGTCCGAAAAAATTCAGGAAAACGCAGGAATCGTACCAACTGTATTAGTTGTCGGTAAGAATGTTGAAAAATATATTCTTGATAATGCATCTATCAACAAGATGTTGGCTATTCCTAATCGTGAAAACATGACAATGTTTAACTTTGCGCCTGAATACTTATCTCCACAAGTTCGATATGTTGGTCGTATTATGTCCTTGAACATTGATGTGTATGCATATCTTGAAACATATCAAGATGATGAAGGCAAGGTAAAATCCTTTATCGGTGATGATGCTGCAGTATTAGGTGTACCTGGTCGTGGACGTCAACAACATGCAGCAGTAACATTGCTTAACGATGACAACCAATTCACAACATATGCAGGTATTTATGTACCTTATTACTATGCTAATAAAGCTACACAAGAATTAACATTGTCTGTATATTCCCGTTGCGTATTGATTCCTGAAACTATCGACGATTGGGCTACTATTAAGACTAAATAGGGGGTAACCTACTTATGAAAATTAGAGTATTAAAGGGTTATTTAGCACATGAAGGCGAGATGTATGGCAAAGGTGAAGTAGTCGACATCAAAAAGAAAGCGATTGCGTTATCCTTGCTTGAATCTGAAAAGTTTGAATCTGCTGAAGATGATCCTGCTGAAGTGCCGAAACCATTGGAAGTCGTTCCAGATGAACCGGAAGAAGAAATGGAATTACCTGAAGTTGATGCGGAAGTTACGGTGAAAAAATAATGCGATTTAGAGATTACCTAGAAAGCGATATTGACGATGTATTCCTCAATGAAGACGAATTCGCCGAAGGGCATAATCTAAATGGCACAGTAGCTAAAGCGGTTATTCAATCGCCAACGGCGAGGGAGTCATTCCTATCGAATGGCTCTCACGTATCAAACGATGGATTGCACGGGGTGTCTGTATTTGTGCATTGCAAACTAACGGACATCCCTGAAATTCCATCGCAGGGGAACGTATTCCGATTAGACGGAGACCTTTACGTCGTTCAAAGTGCAATGGAAGAAGATGGGTTAGTATCCATTGAATTAAGAGCAGAAGCTAGAGGCGGTGTTGACGGATGGTTGAGCTAGAACTTGATAAAAGTGCAGTAGCAACAATTGAAAAAGCACTGGAAACGTTAAAAGAAGATAGAGTTCGACGTGTCTGCCAAGCCGCATCAAAGCGTGCAGCAACAACTGCAAGAAAAGCCGGCACGCAAGCATTACGCAATATCTATGCTATCAAAGGTGTATCGGTTGTAAAGTCCGGTGTATCTATCAATAAATTGAATGATGGCACAGAAATGCGTATCAAAGGTGGATATACTAGCGCTCAAAAGTACTTCAAAATTAAATCACTTAAGCGAAAAGGTGTGTTTGTATCGATTAAAAAAGGTACAGAAACAAAGGTACCAAACGGCTTTGTTAGTGCATCCGGTATCTTTATGAAACGCCAAGGCAAGGACAGATATCCGTTAAAGGGAATATATGGGCCAGCCTTACCGCAAATGTTTGGTAATGAAACTGTTATGAATGCCATGCAAAAGGAAGGCATGGAAATGTATGAAAAGCGCTTATATCACGAATTAGAGCGCGCGTTAGGAGGTAACTAATGACGCCATTAGATGTATCAGATGGTATTGCTAAATATCTCATGAATGAGTTACGAAAGCTGAATGAAAACAGTGATGTTACCGAAAGACCTATTCGAGTATGGAGCGGTTTCTTACCAAGAGTGGACAAGAATGAAGACAAGCGCAAATTATGCCCGGCCGTAGTAGTGCATCCGTACTCTGTTAGTGATGCAGATAGTTCGACGGTAGGTATTACTGTATTGGTAACTACTTATGATGAAGCCTTAACTGAAGGCCATGTCGGACTATATCACCTATTAGAGGTAGTGCGTGAGCGGTTGTTATCTGATAATCCGGTAGCACTTAAATATGAAATTAAGGAGAATACCATTAATACAACAATTCCTGATGATCAACCATACCCTCAATGGGTTGGGTATCTTGAATTTGAAGTGTATATTCCTGTTATTCGTAGGAATCTAAATAAGATATTCACGGATAACAAAGTAATTGAATAGGAGACAACGATGAACCCTGTTGTATATGTTGGGCCTTCGTTCCGCAGTAGCCGGCTAAACCAATTCATGGTATTTAGCGACGGTGCACCACTGCCGGAAGCAGAAGACCCTATTTTTATGCATTTATTTGTGCCTTTAGATGAGCTTAATCAGGCAATGATTGATGTTAAAACACAAGGTACGCAATTAAATGTATTCTATGTAAACGCATTGAAGAATTATAAAGGAGTGAAGTAAATGGCCTTTTATCATGGCGTCAAAACAAGTGAGCAAGCTACCTCTGTAATTGCTCCTGTCCAAACTACTGCTGGCCTTCCTGTTGTGTTCGGTACTGCACCTGTACACCTTACAGAAGACCCTAGTGCGGTAGTCAATAAGCCAATCATCTGCTACAGCTGGGAAGAAGCTGTTCAACAACTTGGCTACTCTGAAGATTGGGCGCATTTCACATTATGTGAAGCGATGTACGCACAATTCAAATTGTATGGTGTAGCTCCAATCGTATTTGTTAATGTATTGGATCCTGCTAAGCATAAGAAATCCACTACAACAACTGCTACATTGGCAGAAAAGAAATGTGTAGTAAAAGCAGCAGTATTGCTTAATACATTAAAAGTATCTAGTGCTGGCCAAACAGGTGTAGCTAACACAGATTACACGGCAGCATTTGATGACAAAAATAAATTGGTTATCTCTGTTGTAAAAGGTGGAAAGTTTGATACAGCTACTACCTTAAACCTTACTTATGATGAACTTGATGTAGAAAACTTTGATTATAGAAATGTAATCGGCGGGGTGGATAGTAACGAAAAGGCAACAGGCTTTGAATTGATTGATACGATCTATCATCATTTTGGCATTGTACCTGGTCTTATTGCTGCCCCTGGATTCTCTCAAAATCCTACAGTAGCATCCGTTATGAAGGCAAAATCTCGTGTTATTAACAACTTATTTAGAGCGACAACATTAGTTGATATCGATACTACGCAAGTTGTTAAATACACTGATGCTTATGAATGGAAGAAAGGTAATAGCTATACAGGCGAATCCGAAGTCGTATGTTGGCCAAAAGTTCGCAATGGCGATTATATGTTCCATATGTCTACGCACATTATGGGTATTATGGGTAAATGCGATGCATCTAATAGCGATATTCCTACGCTATCCCCTTCTAATAAGTCTATGAATATTACAGGATTGTGCCTAGCTAATGGCAAGGAAGTTATGCTTACCCATTCCCAAGCGAACTTGTTGAACTCTCAAGGTATTATGACGGCTGTTAACATCAATGGTTGGGTATCTTGGGGCAACTATACAGGCGCATATCCAGGCACAACTGATGTTAAGGATACATTCATTTGTGTACGTCGTTTCAATGATTGGGATGACCAAACATTTATTTTAACTTATTGGCAAAAAGTAGATATGCCTATCTTGCCACGTAATATCAAAACAATTCTTGATAGTGAAACAATCCGTCTTAACGGTCTTACTTCTCGTGGCTTTATTTTGGGCGGTCGTATTGAATTTAAAGAAGCAGAAAACCCTACAACAGACTTGTTGAATGGTATTATTCGCTTCCATAAATACCGTACGCCTCCAATTCCAGCGCAAGAAATTGAAAGTATTTCTGAATACGATGTTTCCTATTTCAAAACATTATTTCAAACAGTATAGAAAGGGGTAATTAATCATGGCATCTATCAACCAAGTGCCGGAAGTACTTAATGACTTCCGTGTATATGAAGAAGGTTCTGACAACTGTTTAGGTGTTGCCAAAGTAGAATTACCTAGTGAATCTGTAATGACTCAAACTGTAAAAGGTGTGGGCATAGCAGGTGAAGTAGAAGCACCAGTTATTGGGCACTACTCTTCTATGGAAACTAAACTTACTTGGAACACTCCAACAGAAACTACACACCGCCTTACAGGTGGACGCGGCGTGCGCTTAGAAGTACGCGGTGCTATCCAATGTTGGGATAGCGGTAAAGATAAATATGTAATTGTGCCTACACGTGCTGTTATTCGCGGTCGTGCTAAATCTAAAGAAAACGGCACATATGAATCTGGCAATACTATCGATGCAACGAACACAATTGAAACCACATATTTGAAATTAGAACAAAACGGTAAGGTAGTTCGTGAAATCGATAAATACGCATATAAGGATTCTATTTCTGATGGCACTGACTTCCTTGGCGATGTTCGTGCTGCACTCGGTATTTAGTCTGTAGAAAGGACGATCACTAATGAGTAAACAAAGTACTATGAACGAAACAACTGGTATTGAATTAGTAAAAGCAGGTCATTCCTTACAATTTGAAGGAATCAGCGGTTATACATTAATTAAATGTGAGAAGTCTGCAAAGAATGAAGATAGAACTATCACAGTTCCTGCATTATCCATGACGTATCAAGCACATGTAGCAGCTGCTGCATGTGGATGTAAAGTGGATGATATTTATAGTCTTCCAGCTGCTGATTTTACTAGAGTGTGCTTAGAGGTACAGAATTTTTTGCTCAATTCCGAAAAATAACTGACCTAGAAAGGTATTTTACAGGGTGTGCGATTACGTGTAGTAAATACACAAGCACGTCAATGGATTACTTTATTCGAGAGCTAGACGTGGATGAGTTCATAGTCCACGTTCAGCTCATTAGTGATGGTATCGAGCGTGAGAATAAAGCGATGAAAGGGAGAAAATAATGGCCAATAAAGTCTTAGAAATGGCGATTGCCATTAAAGGTAAACTCGACGGCGGGTTATCTTCCTCTGTATCAAAAGCATCTCAGGAACTCAACAAACTATCAAACGCAATCAAGGACCAACAGGCACAATACAGAAAACTGCAAGCTATCTCACAAAAGTCGGGGAATGTTAGTGACAGGAATGCGGCTATTGCCGCTGAGCAAAAACTGAATTCTATGTTACAAAGACAGGCCCAGTTGAGGTCTAATATTGCAAGTCAGACTGCGCATCAAAATGCAATCAGCAAAATGGGAGGTGCGAGCCCTTTAGCAGGTGCAGCATCCGCCGCGCAAGGTGCAAGTGCCGCAGTAAGTGGCGTTACAGGAAAGCTTGCAAATTTCGCTATGGTTGCAGCCGGGGGCTTTGGAATTGGTGCAATTATAGATAACGTTGTAAACGCGGGTGAGGCGCTATACCAATTGTCCAATAAACTACATATGACAACTGCTGAGACGTCGCAATTTAAGAAGATTATGACTTTAAGCGGTGTGGATGTAGAGGTAGCTGCTAAATCTTTTGCCAAAATGGATAAGACTTTGGCCGGTGGTGGTAAAAGTGCTGAAGCATTGCAGGGGTACCTCAGCCAATTTGGTGTATCTTTAACTGATGCAAATGGCAAGTTGTTGCCTATGAACCAACAATTGGACGCAATGGCTAAAGGCTATCAAAATGCGGTAGCACAAGGCCGAGGGCAAGAATTCATGCTTGAAACACTAGGCGCCAAAGGCTTGGAGCTTACTAAAGTATTTGAAAACTATGCAGATGCACAAGCGGCCGCATCACAAATAAAGGGTGTTGGTATAGATCCTAAATCACTTCATGAAATATGGCTACAGATGAACATCCTGAAAGCGGAAGCTACGCAGGTTGCATTAGGTTTGGCTCAGGCGTTTATACCGATTGCCCAGCAAATATTACCGGCACTGATACCGGTATTACAAACCGTTGTAACGTTCATGAAGGATAATAAGGAAGCTATTGCAGCCGTAGTAACAAACGGATTGAAATTAGCCTTACTATATGGTACTGCCACAAAATTGGCATCTGGTATTACTACAATCACTACAGCTTTTAAAGGTGTAGAAACAGCTACGAGTGCCTTTAAAGCCGCTGGCGCATTAATAGGCGGACCTTGGGTAATCGCCATAATGGCGATTATTGCAGCGATATACCTATTAGTAACTAACTGGGACACGATTTGTGCTACCTTAACATCTGTTTGGGATAGCGTATGTTCTGGGCTGAGTTCAATATGGGATAGCGTGTGTTCTGCTTTAAGTTCCGCATGGAGCGCCATTATATCTGGAATTATGACTGTGATAAATGGCCTATTATCAATTGGACTGAGCGTGTTTAATGCGTTGAAAGCGGCAATAATAGCCTACGTAAATTTATGGCTTAACTTACCAACGTATATTGGGATGGCTGTAGGATTTATTATAGGCATTATTTTGCGATTGCCAGCGATTATGGTACAAGTTGGTACTGCTGTTATATCTGCCGTAGTATCATTCGCCACTGAATGTTATAACTTTGCAGTTACTACTTTTGGGGCTATGGTTGAGGGGATTTATAACTTCTTAATTAATTTACCTACCTACATGATTACATTGGGTGCTGAATTCGTAGCGGCAGTTATCTCGTTTGCTTCTGAAGCATATGCTGCGGCTACTTCTTGGATTAGTAATTTAGTTAATGATGTTATTAATTTCCTTGTGAACTTACCTAGTGCCTGTGCAGAAGCCGGAGCGGCATTTGTAGCAGCTGCAGAGCAATGGGCAAGTGATGCTTATAATGCTGTGTTAAACTGGGTAAGTCAAATCCCAAGTGCGGTATCTAACGCAATTGCAGGGGCGTGGGCAAGTATTAAGGCCCAATTTAGTGGAGGTTTCACAGTTGGTGTTTCCGCTGCTGGAGGTAAGGCGTATGCTAATGGTGGTGTAATTACATCGCCAGAAGTTGCATTGATTGGTGAAGCCGGATATCCTGAAGTCATTGTCCCTATTGATGGTAGTGCTAATGCGATGAATTTATGGCAAACGGCTGGACGGATGCTAGGTGTGAGAGGAGCGCAGACTGCCGCAGCACCTACTGTATCATTAGCTCCTAGCGTGCCTGTGACGTCCTCATCTAGTAATAGTGGGGCGCCTGTACAAATTACATTCGCTCCTGTCATTAATGCTGGTAATGGTTCAACTGATGATATTATGTCAGCATTAGACGCTAAAATGCGTGAATTTGAACAAATGATGCGCAGTTATACCACCGGACAACGGAGGTTGAGTTATGACTAGCTATACAACAATACAAGGGGATATGTGGGACTTAATCGCCTATAAAGTGTATGGTAACGAACGATACATCAATTTATTGTTAGAAGCCAATCAAAAGCACCGTAATACGGCGATATTTTCCGCAGGTGTTGTGTTAACATGCCCAGATGTTCCTGCTGATTCCTTACCTGAATTCTTACCACCATGGAGGCGATAGTACATGAGCTTACAAAAGAGCCTAGCTAAGGTCCAAAAATGGAAGAAAGATTTAACACCACAAACGAAAATAGCACGGCGGGCATGGTGTACAATCGGCTACCAACATTGGGGGAGTAAGGAGTCAAAAGACATCACCGACGATATTAGTAAATACCTTCTTGATGTAACTTTCACAGATAACCTTTCAGGAACTGTAGATGACGTGGCTATCTCATTAGAGGATAGGGGGCGTCTATGGGTCGGTGATTGGTATCCTGTAAAAGGATCATTACTAGAAGTCGCTATTAATACAGTAGCCTGGGAGAAATTAGGGGATGAACAATTTACATTACCAATCGGCAAATTTGAAATTGATGAATTCGAGGGCAGTAGCCTTCCGGATATAGTCAAAATCAAAGGTGTCGCTATTATCGGTAGTACTGACTTACGGGAGAAAAAGAAAGACAAATCGTGGAAAGATACAACACTTAAAGCGATTGCTACCGAAAAGGCAAGCGATAATAAATTAAAATTGGTTTGGGACGCGGATTTTGACCCACCGTTAAAAGATGCCTCTCAAAGTGCTGAATCAGACCTCGCATTTTTGCAAAAGTTATGCAATGATGCGGGGTTTTCTCTTAAGGTATCCACTGAACAGTTGATTATATTCGATGATTACAAATACGAAAACGTGAAGCCCAAAGTTATAATTCGTAGACCTGGAGGACGATATCAACCTGTACAAACTAAAGAAGGTGAACAACCGCCTTTGATCATTACTAGGGCAATATCTTATTCGTACAAGAGTAAAACTCGAGAAGTATATCGAGCATGCCATGTGAAATATACAGATAAGGATAAGAAAACTGTGATTGAGGATACGTTTGAAGATCCTGACCGTAAGGGGCATACGTACCTTGCCGTGTTGGAAGTTAATGAGCAGGTAAAAGACAAGGCCGAGGCAACTAGACTTGCTAAGAAGAAGCTTAGAGAAGCTAATAAAGAAGCGGATACAATGTCTTTTAGTTTCCCTGGGAATCCTCTTATTATGGCATCGGTTACTGTTAAGCTCGAAGGTTTTGGGGTGTTCGATGGTAATTATTTAATTACTAAAGCGACACATACATTAGGGTCTAATTATTCTACGTCGATTGATGTAAGGAGGTGTTTAAATGGCTACTGATTCTATATTATCGACATTATCGGATATGATATTTATCGGAAATGTAGCAAGTACAATTCCAGAAGAGGGTAAAGCCGTAGTTACGCGCCTCGATAGAGAAGGTGTCGTAACGGCACCATTATCTGTCATTAATCGAGGTGCAGCACACGATAAGGACTATTGGATGCCAGCTATTGACGACCAGGTATTATGTATTATGCTACCAAATCGGTCAGGTCGTGGCTTTTCTGATGGATTCATTATTGGAACATTCTTTAGTAGTGCGGATCCAACTCCAGGTGGCGCAGATAACGGTAAACGTGTGCTCACTGTTCCTGGAGATATGACGCTCAATGTTGGTGGTACGTTATCCATCAATGCAAGTAGTGGTGATGTAGTGGTTAATGGTATTTCCTTAGTTCATCATGTGCATGGCGGTGTAGTGTCTGGCGGTTCTACAACAGCCGGACCAAAATAGGAGGTATAGATGTATATCGGATATTTAGCGGATATAGTATTCTATACCGCATTAGACAATGTTCTCACTGTATCTGACGTAACGCGTTCAGGTAGTGCTAGATGGGAGAAACACAATCTGATGTTAGAAAAGCCGGTTAAACAATTTAGTGGGCCGGACGTAGAACAGATTACCTGTAAGATTCTTATTTCTGCATCGCTTGGACAATCTCCGGAAAGTACTGTTAAGAAGTTGCGAAAGTATCGTGATACAGGGGCCGTATTGCCGTTTATCATCGGTGGTAAGCCTGTTAGCCAAAACTACTTTGTTATCATGTCTATGAGCGAAGATAATCTATTCACAGATGCCTACGGTAAGACACAATCCATTGAGGTATCTCTAACTCTTGAAGAATATCCGGATAAGAACACCGTAGAGGAAAAATCTCTTCTTAATAAATATGGTAATACATTTAATCAGGTTAATACGATATTACGGAGGTTCTAGCAATGTCAGCAACGTATGAAATTAAACCAGCTATGGACAATAGTATATCGCTAGCACCTGAAAGTGAAGTTGCTGAGATTTTGCAAAATGTGCAAACGATTATTTCTACTGTTCGTGGTAGTGTGCCACTAGATAGGGAGTTTGGTATTGATGGCCGTATTATTGATATGCCTATCCATCAAGCTCAAGCGCATCTATCTAATGACATATTTCAACAAATCAAACGGTACGAGCCTCGTGCCAAAATTAGTGATATATCATTTTCTGCCACACAAAATGGTGCGTTGATTCCGAAAGTGATGGTGACCGTATGAGATTATCTGATTTACCTAATGTTGAATTCTTTAACACAGATAAAGAACACGTTCAACAAAAGGTATTTGATATTTACACAACAATAACAGGGCGAACCTTGGGAGAGGGCGACCCTGTTACTTTATTTTTAAACGTAATTTCGGAAATTATAATCCGATTATTAAACGATGCCAATTATGCAGCAAAGCAAAATTTATTAGCCTACGCAGAGGGAGATAACTTGGATCACGTAGGAGCTGTTCCTGCCGCCGTTGAGCGGTTACAGGCAACAAAAGCTACCACAACGCTTCAGGCCACCTTGTCTGCAGTACGTACAAGCCCAGTTATTATCCAAAAGGGGACTAGGGTATCTACTGGAGGTGGCGAATATTTTGCTACTGTTGAGGACTTAGTAATTTTACCTGGACAACTCAGCGGTTCTGTAAAAGCTGAGGCACAAATCGCCGGGGCGCGGGGCAATGGGTTTAAGCCAGGCGAGATAAGTACAATCATTGACCCTATAGCTTACGTGGATACGATGCGCAATATAACTTTATCTGAAGGCGGGTCGGATACAGAGGATGACGAATCGTATCGCGAACGTATTCATGAGGCTCCAGAATCGTTCTCTGTAGCAGGACCTGAAGGGGCGTATGAGTATTTCACAAAATCTGCGTCGCACCTTGTGGCAGATGTAGGAGTATCTTCCCCACGTCCAGGGGAGGTTAATATTTATCCTTTATTAGCAGGAGGAGGACTTCCGGGGCAAGAATTGCTCAAGACTATTACGGATTATTTATCTGATAAGAAACGTAGACCTCTGACCGATAAGCTGACTGTATTAGCGCCTGCTACTACGCAATATAACATCGACGCTAAGTATTACATTGAAAAAGGCGCTGATGCAACGGTGGTAAAAGCTAAGGCAGATAAAGCGGTCAATGATTATGTAATATGGCAAAAGTCAAAATTAGGTCGTGATATAGTGCCTAGCCGATTGGTGCAAATGCTTATGGATGTATCTGGAATTAAACGCGTTGAAGTGACTGCCCCTATATTTACTCCGATTGCAGAACAAAGCGGTGTGGCAGTAGCCAATACAATCGCCGTAGTGCTTGCAGGAAGTGAGGAAGAATGATACGTGATAGTAAGTATACCAGTTCAGAACATCTTCCCTCCTCAATCGATAAGGAGCCAATTAAAGCCCTTGCTAAAACGTGGGATGATATGCTGGCCGAATTTATGAATACATCTACTCTACTATTATGGTCGTCTATTGATACTGAATCAGAGAGTGTAATTGATCATTTAGCATATCAATTACACGTGGATGACTATGACAGTGGGTTACCGATAGAGACTAAACGCGAAATGGTGAAGAATTCAATTGATATTCACCGCCATAAAGGCACGCCATATGCTGTTGAAAAAGCCGTACAGACTATATATTCAGATTCGAAAATAGCAGAATGGTTCGAGTATGGAGGTAAGCCTTATTATTTTAAGGTTACGCTCATTACAGCGCCATTAACCGGTAAATCGGATATTGTTAAGCTTATACGCGCTATCAATGCCGCCAAGAATGTACGGTCCTGGTTAGATGGTATTGAATTCATTCGCCGAATTAACTTCAATAAATATTTCGCCGGGTGGTGCGGTGTATCTAAGAAAGTGAATATCAAGTGTGACTTTACAAATGCATGGCGCATTAATTTGAATGCCCATGTAACGTCTTACACAGTTGAATCAAAGAAAACGAAGATTAATGTAGCGCTAGATAATAGCGTTAGATAGGAGGAATATATGGCAGAATGGTCAAATGCAACCATGACTGATGTTGGTGCTGCTTTGCAAGCAAAGGTAAATGCAGGCAAGACTAAACTGACATTCACGAAAATTAAAGTTGGTAGTGGTGTTAATGCAACGAATCCATTGGCATTAACTGATGTAATCTCCTCTAAATGGGAGACTACTAATTTTGTAGTTAAGCTAGAAGGTAAAATTGTAAGCGTTGATACAGTTATAACTAATACTGGCATACATGAAGCTTTTCGAATGTCTGAAATTGGGTTATTTGCACAAGATCCTGATAAGGGCGAAATATTGTATGCATACCTTACGGACCCTGAACCGGACAGAATGCCGGCAGAAAGTGGCTCAGTAGTTGTATCTCAAGAATTAACCATCGGAATGGTATTTAGTAATACAGGAAATGTATCGCTAACTGTTAATATAGGTGCGTTGATAACACGTGAGCAGTTAACAGAAGCAGTTAAACAACATAATACAGATATTTCATCTCACCCTCCTATTACAGACCAAATTAAAGCAATCCTCGGTAGTGCTAACTGGAAAGACTCTCCGGCAAGTACGCTTGTTACAATTAAAAACTTATTAGGTCAAGGCGCTATCGTGGCATCTAAGCTCGATGCTAATGCGGGCTTTGTTAAATTTGCGAATGGTTTCACTATCCAGTGGGGAGTTGGTGGCCAAGATAACGTCGTAAAAACGGAAGTAACATTC